GTTAATGACTACTATGGTAGAAGGGACTGACTACGAGTTGGTCCCTGCTGATGGTACTGAAGCACTGAATGACCAAGCGTGGGATGTACGTCTCACGACTGGTTCGTTCGTTGAAACTGTATTAAGATTCGGTAATATTAAATTTAATGCAGAAGATGGTTGCTTAAACTTCAGTTTTATGATACAATCAACACCTGACGCCAGTATTAATGAAGAAGACACTGGATTACAGGAACACGCTGGTGCTATACTAGAAAGTATCCTAGAGACGGCAGCACAAGAAGGACAACTACAGTTGGGTGACCCTGACTCTGAGGAATAGAATTGAAGATTGACTTAGAACAAACTATATTAAGAAACTTGTTGACGAATGAACCTTACTTGCGTAAAGTTATTCCTCATCTGAAAAAAGAGTACTTCGAAGGTGTTTACTCTTTATTGTTCACTGAAGTCACTAAGTTCGTTAGTAGGTTCAATGCGTTACCTACTATCGAATCATTCAAGATTGAAATTGACCAATGTGATTTATTCACCGAACAGACTTACACACACGCGATGGATATTCTGCCAACCATCTTCACTCACTCACCTGAGAACGAAGATTGGTTGTTAGAGTCTACTGAGAAGTGGTGTCAAGATCGTGCTGTATATCTCGCTATCATGGAATCGATTGCAGTCATTGATGGTAAACACCAGACGTTTACTAAAGATGCTCTGCCTGATATTCTCACCGAAGCACTATCAGTATGTTTTGATAACAATGTAGGTCACGATTATCTCGAAGATGTCGAGGGTCGTTATAACTTTTACCATGAGCAAGAAGAACGACTGCCGTTTGACTTGTCACAGTTCAATACTATCACTAAGGGTGGATTACCCAATAAGACTTTGAATATCTGTCTTGCTGGTACTGGTGTTGGTAAGTCTCTGTTCATGTGTCACGTGGCAGCAAATGCTTTATCACAAGGACGTAATGCTCTATACATTACTATGGAGATGGCAGAAGAGCGTATCGCAGAACGTATTGATGCTAACTTACTGAATGTTCCTATTGACCAGTTAGAGAATATGTCGCAGAAGATGTTCAGTGATAGGGTCAATAAAGTTGCTTCGGGTACTAATGGTAAGTTAATCATTAAAGAGTATCCAACTGGTGCGGCACACAGCGGACACTTTCGAGCATTGTTGAACGAATTAAAGTTGAAAAAGAAGTTCGTTCCTGATATAATATTCATTGACTACTTAAACATATGTGCGAGTGCGAGAATGAAAAGTATGGGTGGAGCAATCAACTCTTATACATATATTAAAGCAATTGCCGAAGAGTTACGCGGTCTTGCTGTAGAGTTCAATGTTCCTATTATGTCTGCGACACAGACTACACGATCTGGATTTGGTAACTCTGATCCCGGTCTTGAAGATACTAGTGAATCATTCGGACTACCCGCAACTGCTGATCTAATGTTCGCATTGATTAGTAACGAAGAGTTGTCAAGTCTCAATCAAATCATGGTAAAGCAGTTGAAGAATCGTTACAATGATCCGAACGTCGAGAAGCGTTTCGTTATTGGTGTTGATCGTTCTAAGATGCGCCTCTATGATATTGATCCTTCGGAGCAGACACTTGCTAATGATGTACCTCAGATGAGTACACCAAATGGTAAGGATCTATCCGGTATCAAAATGTTCTAGGAGAATAGAAATGGATCCAGTTTTACATACATTATTAGCAATTAGTTGCATGGTAGTATCATTCTATGTAGGTAAAGCAGTAGGAGTAAGAGAGGGGATGTCAGATGTATGGCAGTCCATGCTTACATTATTTAAAGCAAAGAGTATCGAAGTCGATGATGACCTGAACATGTTTATTACTGATTACGATGGAAACGATAGAAAAATTAATTAATAGGAATTATATTATGTTAGTCCCAGATACAATGTTTTATATGAGAGAACGAGTAGACAGCAACGATGACAACCCATTCGTGTGGTCGTACAAGACCAGCAAAGATTTATTTGCAGGAAAGAATGTGATCATCTTTGGTCTACCAGGAGCGTTCACACCCACTTGTTCTAATGAGCAACTGCCGGGTTATGAGGGACTTTATAATGAGTTCATGGAAGCGGGTATTGATGAAGTGTGGTGCACCTCGGTGAACGATGCTTTCAGTATGTTTCAGTGGGCAAAGAATCTTGATATCAAGAATGTTAAGATGTTGCCTGATGGTAATGGAGACTTCGCAGAGAGTCTAGGTATGTTAGTTGACAAGACTAATCTTGGATTCGGTAAGCGTTCTTGGAGATACTCTATGCTAGTTCAAGATATGAGAATCACGAAACTGTTCGAAGAGCGAGGATTCGGTAATAATTGTCCTACAGATCCCTTTAAAGTATCAGATGCACAGACCATGTTAATTGAGGTGAACAAAAATGCCGAACTATAAATTTAGAGAAGACGAACTGATTGCTGAGTTCATGAAGTATATTGACCAGACTTATGGTGGTCATTATGGACAGGGCGGATTACAGTCGAGCGAAGTAATCGTTGATCGTGGTCATGGTATTGGTTTCTTTCTTGGTAATGTTGACAAGTACAATGGTCGATATGGTAAGAAGGGTGAACCCGCAGATCACCGCAAAGATATTGTAAAGATAATTCATTATGGATTTCTTGCACTGTATGAGCATGATCGTATCCATGAAGTGTCAGTGCCGACAGAAGATTTTTCTTATGACGCGGCAAGTCATGTTGGCACACCCGAAGGTTATGATGTAACATTTGACTTCCCACGTGAAGAACTAATTGAAGACTTAGGCAGATCCTTGAATGATGTTTCGCCTCAAGAGTGGGATAGAGTAGGCAAAGCATTTCTTGAAAAGGAATTGGCGAAGTGAGTGACATCTTCGATTTTGGATTCACAGCAGTTACAGAGGACGAACTTGAAACTGTAACTGTTGCAAAAGAAAGTGAGATTTTGGTTGCAAATAGGTTAGATATGTTGTATAATGGCATTCTACCATTGTTAGAGAACTTAAAGAAAAACCCAGAAAAAGATTACATTTATTGGCCAAATAGAACCGGCAAAGTAGAAGAGTTTGAAAAACACTTAAAGAAAATCTACCAAGGAGAATAACATTGCGAAACACTGCTCAAGTAAGGACACTACAGAGAAGACAGCGATCAGTATGGGATTTAATTGAGAGACAAGACAAAGCGAGACTAATTAATAATGAGGTATTGGATGATAGAAGCGAGAATAGAGCAAGTAAAACAGTGGCACATAGATCGGAATCTGATTGATGGTGCAACTGACAAGGATCAAGTTTGTAAGTTGATTCAGGAAGTAGGTGAGTTATCCGATAACGTCTGTAAGAATTTAGATGTAGCAGACGATATTGGTGACATCATGGTAGTATTGATTAACATTGCAGAGCGTAATGGTTTATCATTAGAACATTGTTTAGATGTTGCATACGATGATATTAAGGACCGAAAGGGTCGAATGGTTGATGGTATATTTGTTAAGGAAGGTGATTTATGAATAAAGAAGAATTTTTATTAGCGGCACAAGTAGGCGTAGTTACAGTTCAGTTCGAGAAGATTAATGATGGCGGCACAAGGATCATGCCTTGCACCCTCAATCGAGCATTGTCTCAAGATAATGTACCCGAGATACTAGAACAGAAATCAGAAAACGATCACTTCGCTGTATGGTCATTAGACAAAGAAGCATGGCGATCTTTTCGAGTTGACACCGTGACTGACTGGTACGAGGGTTATCCACCCGAAGCATAAGAAGTTATGTTCTTATAACAAAACAATCTAAGCGAACTGTTGACAGCAGTTCGTTTTTTTGCTATAATAGTGTCTGATTTGATTGATTTGTAAAGGATATATTATGAGTGTTTTAGTTGATATGAGTACTGGACGTTTTGTTGAGTTTGGTTGTTTTGGCAATATTGCTGAGTATGTACAGAGTTTAGATTCTGCGGGTGTTGAACACACCTACCGCATCTTTCTGGATGCAGAAGAAGCATATGCCGAAGTGTCATAAGTTTCATGAATAATCACTATTCACAATAAAAATGTGGATAGTGTTGACATACCAAGCAAACATTGATATAATAACACCTGATTCGAACGATTACTGAGAGATATGATTATGGCGTATGTAAGTCAAGAAATGAAAAAAGAATTCGCTCCTGCTATCAAAGCAGTCCTCAAGAAGTACAACATGAAAGGTAGTATTGCCGTTCGTCACCACAGCGTGTTGGTCGTAAACATCAAGAGTGGTGCTTTAGACATCCTCGGTTCTTTGCCTGTCAGTGAGTACGGACCGCGTGATTACATTCAAGTCAACCACCACTGGATCAAA